CGGTACAGGTAATCGCGCTAGCTGGGGCGCTAACTAATGCTAGCGTTACTTTATCAGCGTCTGGTCAACTAACGCTGTCAGCAGGCGTACAAACAAACGCTGTTTGTAACATATCTGGTAACTCTACCTTACAACTTCAGCTTGCAGACGTTTATGATCCCTATGCTAGTGTTGACGGCGGCAGATTTAGAGTACGCAGGTATGCCGATACGCACACCGTGTCAGCAGAAATCGAAGCGCATTGGACTATACAGCTACCTGAAGTACGTAGCGCCCCTGCACTTACTTACGAAAACACAGTAAATTTAGTATCTAAACCTTTAAAAACAAAGGTTAAAGTCAAGTATCCAGACCCGTTACCAGACGTAGAACGCGCTAAGGTTGCGACTACTGGCGTAACTATTAGTGTAAAAAACGAGATGCTTTTACCCACTACTGGGTGTGAAAGTAACACTGGGTCGTGTAACGTTACGATTAGTTACAAACTAGAGTCACCCGAAAGCGCTAGTCATACAAACAACAGGATTGGATCAGGGGTGTTTTTACGTACAGTGTTATTACCTACAACAGTACGTAATCCTACTGATGAAGAACTTGTTGTTATGGCGCTGAATGTGATATAAGGTGAGCGTATGTTTTTAGGGCACAATACTGACCGACAGCACGTACAGGCTCTGTGGGACTGTAAACAGCGAGACGATAAGTTGTTGGATTTATTCGCTAAGCAATTAGACGAAGTAAAAAACCAACTTATCGCCGCCAATGACTCAGACCGCATCTTTAGATTGCAGGGTCAGGCCAGTGTCCTTAAAGATTTCCTCGACGCGGTTGAAAAATCGCAAGAGGTTTTAGAGCGGCGAAAGCCGTAAATTGTCCGGCAAACCATTATGCGAAGTGCAGACCATGTTGGAGCATGTAGCAGAGTTGGAGCTTTAGGAGAAAAGTGATGCCTTTACCCAAGCAAGTACAGAAGCAAGCGGCAGAAATAGAACAACTGGAACAGCAGCTTTATGCTGAAACTTCTTCGTCTGATAAACCAACAGCAGAAGTAGTTTCACCAGAAGCAGAGCAATCGGCGGATTCTACTGTAGCTACTGAAGAACTTACTGATACGTCTTTAGAAGCGTCTGAACCCACACAGGGAGAAGAAGCTGTACAAGACGCGGGCAAGGTAGCAGATGCGCCAGATGAGGATGGAAAGGTTTGGAAGCAGAAGTACAAGACCCTTCAGGGTATGTACGATGCGGAAGTGCCACGCCTCCACCAGCAGGTGAAAACTCTTACCGGAGAGCTAGAATCGCTCAAGGAAACTGTAGAAACTGCTAACAAACAGGTGGAGCAGGCTAAGGAAGAAGCCGAGTACGAACGCCTCAGAAATCTGGTGACGGATAAGGATCGCGAGGAATTTGGTGACGACTTGATCGAAGTTCAGCGCAAAGTGGCGAGAGAAGAAACCGCCGAACTGTATAAGCAACTAGAAGCCGTTAGGGAAGAAAACGAGCAACTGCGTGCCTCAATGGAGCAAACGGGTCACAGGGTTTCCCAGACTTCGTTTGAGCAGAAGCTCAACACCTTAGTACCTGATTTTGCTCAAGTAAATACTGATCCTAGCTGGATCAAGTGGTTGGACGAGCAAGACCAGTTTCTACGAACTCCCAGACGGGTTATAGCTGAAAAGGCTTACGCAGAAGGCGATGCAGACGCTGTTGCCCACTTTGTTACCTTGTTTAAGCAATCGCAACAAGGTGCCGAACCAGCCGAAAAAGCTGTGGCCGAAGAAATTGCTACCCAAATCCAGCCCTCTAAGAGTGCTTCGTCTTCTTCAACGAAGTCGTCTAATGGAGCTACGTATACGAACGACCAAGTTCGCAATATGTTCATTAAGATTACAAAGTTGAATCAGGCGGGCAAGCTAGAAGAGGCACGTAAACTTGAAGCTGAAATCGACCTAGCTTACACCCAAGGGCGTGTAGCTGGGTAACAACTTTGTTCTAGGAGACTAACAATGGCCGCTGTATTTCCGGTGAATTCACCGTTTAATACGAATCCTGATTACTCAGGTTCGTTCATCCCTACCTTATGGTCTGGGAAACTTCTCGCTAAGTTCTACCAAAACACCATGTTGTCCGAGATTATGAATACGGACTACGAGGGTGAGTTGAAGAACAAGGGCGATACCATCCGTATCCGTACCGCTCCGTCTATCACCATCAACGACTACTCTGGTGCTGGTTCCACGCTGACGACTGAAACCCCTACGCCTATCTTCCAAGATATGCAGATTGACAAGGCTAAGTACTTCAGCGTACAAACCAACGACGTACTTGCTCAGCAATCCGATATGGACTTGATGAACATGTTTACGGAAGACGCCGCTAAGCAGTTGAAGATTGCTATCGAAGACGAAGTGTTCTTTAACGCTTTCGTTACCGAAGGCCCAGACGCAGACAACGAAGGAACTACCGCTGGTGAAATCTCAGCCGCGTACAACCTTGGTTCTAAGACTGCGCCTATCGACGAAGGCACTGCTTCTAACGTTCTCGACTGCATTTTGCGTATGTCTTCTGTTCTCGACGAGCAGAACGTACCCGAAGATGGTCGTTGGCTGATTATCAGCCCCCGTGAGCGTAACCTGTTGATGCAATCTAATCTTGCACAGGCGTACTTCACTGGCGATCAGTCTAGCGTTATCCGCACTGGCAAGATCGGCATGTTGGATCGTTTCACTGTATACGTATCTAACTTGTTGCCCAAGGGCACTACTGATAAGGCTATGGTAGCTGGCCTTTCTGGTGTAGCTAGCGGAGCCACTGACTCAGGCGCTAAGCCTCGTCGTGCTATGGTAGCTGGTACTAATCACGCTTGCTCTTTTGCTATGACCATCAGCAAGACTGAGCCTCTGCGTAACCAGACTGACTTCGGTGACATCGTTCGTGGCCTTGCTGTATATGGCCGCAAAGTTGTTAAGCCCGAAGCTCTGGCAGTAGCATTGGTTGGTGATCCTAGCTAATAGCTAATGCGTTGTAGGGGGCTTCGGCCCCCTTTTACTTCAAGGAGAAACACATGACCCCAGCAGAGTTATGCGCCAAGTTGGGTGGTGAAACGACCACAAATCGCATGGTTGCGTTTATCAACGGCAAACGAGAAGTAATTGCTCGCATGAAAGGTGACGAGTACCAGCTTGAGCCTATCGCCGCCGCTTTAGTCGCGGAGCTTAATGCTAAGATCGGTGTCGGTGCGGCAGATGATAGTAAGCCAGCCCCAAAAAAAGTTAAGAGGGCACCGCGCAAGGCCGCTAAAGTAGAAGCAGACTTGCCTGAAGATTAAATTCAAGGTATCTTCGTAGCTTATTAATTCAGGGCTATCTGATGAAAGCGGCTAGCGAATTTTTCTCGCGCATAATCCCGAAAGTACCGGGGTGTTCAACTCCACTAGCTGAACAAGCTGTCGTGGACGCGGCTGTGTACTTATGTGAGCACTCTTTAGTGCTCAAGTACAATACCGATGCTTTTAGCACTGTGTCAGGAACTAGTACATACGATATTGATGTACCAGCTAGTCACGCTTTATCTAGGGTTGTTTATGTCACCGTGGATGGAGACGAGATAAACTCCATGCCTTTAGAGAGTTTACCAGTAGTAAGCACAGATAATGCTAAGCCTACCAAGTACTATGTGACTCAGCTTGAGTCTGAAACCCAGCTTAATCTGTATGCTACGCCTGATGATGCCTACTCAGTAGTTGTTAATGTGGCTTTGCGCCCTAGTACAGACGCTACTTATCTGGCAGATGATTTGTATCATTACTGGATGGAGCCTATAATAGCGGGGGCGCTAGGTCGAATCTACGCTGTGCCGGGACAACCGTTTACCGATTTTACGGCGGCAGATTATTACCAACGTCGTGCAAAATTGTTGTGTCATAATGCACGAAATGAAGGTAATATAGGCCGTGTTATAGGGTCTTTACAGACTCAACCCAGACCTTTTGTGTGAGGTAACAAATGACTATTGCAGCTAGTTCGATACTAAGACGTTGCATTGACACTCTCCAAGATACTACGTCGGTGCGATGGCCCGTAGCCGAATTAGTTAGGTATTTAAACGACGGACAGCGGGAAGTAGTACTTTACCGCCCCGATGCTATGGTTACTACCGCGACGTTTTCTTGTGCGGCAGGTTCCAAGCAAGAGTTGGATAAAAACAACAACGCGCTTGGTGCCGCTAAATTAATTGAAATTACTCGGAATCAAAATACTTCTGAGTCATTTTATGGGGCTGTTAGGCTTATAAACAGGGAGATATTGGACGCGCAAAAACCAGATTGGCACAACGAAACAAATTCTGGAGACATTGCGCACTATATGTATGATCCTCGTAATCCTCTTGAGTTTTACGTGTATCCTCCGGCTAAAACCACGGCGCGTTTGGAAGTAGTGTACTCTAAGTATCCTACCGACATTACTGAACCCGGAGGTAGCGCCACTGTTAATAATGTTTCTGGCAATATCAGTGTCCCTGACATTTATAGTAACGTTATTCAAGATTACATTCTTTACCGCGCTTACAGTAAAGACAGTGAGTACGCTGGTAACGCACAACGTGCGCAGGCTCATTACGCCGCGTTTGCTAACGCGCTTGGTATTGAGATACAGGCAACTGTACAAGTAGCTCCAAACCCAGTGTCTAACCCCAATGTACCGCAACGCGTAACCGCGTAATTACTTTAGAGGACTAACAAAATGAGTCAGTTTTCCGACTACACAGAAGAGAACATTATCCAGACCACGCTCCGTGGTCAGGCGTTCCCTGTTCCATCCGATGTCTACGTCGCTCTGTTTACTTCTGATCCTACCGACGCCGGTTCTGGTTCAGAGGTTAACTCTGCGTCTTGGACAACTTACGCTCGGCAAGACGCCGCTGGCGGCGCGGCCATCGACACGGGCTGGACTGCACCTTCAAACGGCGTTTCTTCTAACGCGAAGGTAATCACGTTCCCAGCTAACAACAGTGGTGGTTCTATTACTGTTACTCACATCGGCGTGTTTGATGCGTTGACCACGGGTAACTTGCTGTACCACGCCCCCTTGGTATCTTCCAAGACTCTGTTGGATGGCGACGTACTTTCCTTCGCTATCGGAGCAATTACCGTAACTGTAGCCTAATGACCTAACACGGGAGCGTTATGAGTACGTTCTATACGCCGGATGGCGCGGCGGTAAACACCGCTCCCGAGTCAGGATTAACACAAGCCTCCGCGAATATCTCGGGGGCTTGTAGTGCTTCTAGTGTAGGTAATTACATACTATTACCTACCGTTACTGTGCCAGCGTCTGGCACCGTCGCTCCCACCGCTGTACGTACCGTTTTACCAGATAGTCAATCTACTGGTACGACGTTTTGGGTGCCGCGTGGCGTAAAAACACACCTTAGTTCAGCCGTAAACTTTAGTTCTACTGGAAGCGTAAACGCTTTCGTACTTAGGACTATACAGGTAGTTTCTTCTGTTATAGCTACCGCCAGTTTAGCGGCTATCCCCGCTGATGCTTTGGGCGAGTCCGATGCGTCGTCTGTGGCAACTGTTTCCTCCGCCGCAACTAGGGTGCAGTTTTCAACTGCCGCGTCTAGTGCGTCGGGTAGTGCTACCGCCACTGCTGATGTAAATAGATTTGTTGTAGCGAATATAGACTCTAGCAACACGGTCTATGTGACAGTCGGCATAAACGGTGTTTTTGAAGCCTACGCGCCAGTACCATGCACTGCTAGTTTAGCTATAGATCCAGTTGGGCTACGTATTGCACCGGCATTAGCCACTGTTGCCGCTAGCGCTAGTTCACTTGCTAACGCAACACAAGTACAGCCGGGACTAGCTCAACCATTGGGCGTTTCGTCTACGCTTATTATTGATCCGTTTTTGTCTATAAGCCCCGGTGTAGCCATAACTGCGTCTGGGGCAATGCAAAGTTCTTCGTTCATTACGACGTTCATAAACAGCGCTATTTCCGCGTCAGTTGCGACTACTGGGCGTGGCTCGCAAACGTTTCAGGCTTTTACTGATTTACAGCCTAATCTAAGTACGGTTGTAGCCAACGTAAACACTAAGTTTTCTTCTTCGGCTGTTATACAAGGAAACACTAATAATAGCGCTAATGGCGTTATCATTAAGGTTTCTGAAGCCTCTATGAACGCGTCGGCGGGCATAGTCAACGATGATACTGTTACTCACCAACTTACGTGTACACTAAGTGCTCCAAATGCTGTAGTAACAGCGGAGGCTAGATTGGCAGAACGAGGTGTAGCTAACATAAGTGCGCCTTCTGGGGCTGTACTGGTCGAGGCGCGGCTGGCAGAACAGGGTCAAGTAACCGCGAGTTCTTCTGCGGCACTACTTATCTTAGACAACCAGCTACTTGTAACGCGTTTTGTACAGGCCCAGCTTACCCCAGCGGCTACTGTTTCCCCCACTGGGGTAATCGTTAAGGTGGCAAATGCTACTGTAAGTGGCGCAGGTGCGGTCGCAAACGTACCCGGAGTTCTTACAAAGCTACCAAATGTTGAAATATCTACTACCGGACAAGTAGTTTTAGGAGACGAGAACTTCGTATTTATTGTACAATTTGCTGAGTCTTCAGTGGCTGGATCAGGAACTGTACTAGCAGATAGCGTTGCTAACATAGATAGCTTAGATCCAGCCCAAAGAACCTTTGTACGGCCACCTATGACAACCAACTTTGTGAGGCCGTTCCAGCAATTTACGTTTAGGAGGCCGTCATGAAACTAGGTACGGTTACACAACAGCCAGCCGAACGCTTGTCATATACTATTGATTATAGTCAGTTTCTTACTGACGGCGACAACGTACAAACCGCGACAGCGGCGGCGTCTCCCGTAGGATTAACAGTCGATACTGTTAGTGTACTAGATCCGAGAGTTCGATTTTTTGTAGAGGGCGGCACTACAGGCGAGCGTTACAAAGTAACGATTAACGTCGAAACCGCAGATGGACGACAGCTACAAGACGAGCTAATCTTTAAGATTAAGGAAATCTAAGCGATGGCGCAAACTCTTCACAACAATGTATTTACCAAACTAGCTGCCTCGTTATCTAACTCTGCAACTAGTATTTCTTTGCTTGACGGCTCTGATTTCCCTACGCCTGCTGTTGGTGACTTTTACTTTGCTACGCTAGTTTCAATTAGTGCAAGTACTGGTAAAGAAGATGATTGGGAAATTGTAAAGGTAACTGGCAAGCCCGCTACCAACACTCTCACGGTCACTAGAGGGCAAGAGGGTACAGCGGCTAGAGCATGGGATACCTATACCCCCTGCGAGATTCGTATTACTGCTGGCACCGTTGTTATGCCAGATGGTACTCAGAACTTATCTAACAAGACAATCACATCTAGCACGCTAGATGACTCTGTTATTGGTGGCACTACAGCGGCGGCGGGATCGTTTACTGACCTAGACGCTACTACGGTAGAAGCGACTAACGTTGAAGTAACAAATATCAAAGCTAACGACGGCACGGCGGCGGGATCTATCGCTGATTCTACAGGTGTTGTTTCGTTGAATAGTGCTGTACTGACTACCGCTGATATTAACGGCGGCACAGTTGATGGGGCTACCATCGGCCAAACCACAGCGGCTCTTGGCACGTTTACCGACATGGTTGCTGATGAGCTTCAGCTAACAGGCGGCTCTGGCGACCAAGGTAAGCTGTCGTGGAACTCTGACGAGAACACGGTAGATTTGGTCGTTGACACTGGTGAAACCCTACAACTTGGTCAAGAAGTTGAGTACAACGTACGTAACAACTCTGGGTCTTCTATAGCTAAAGGCGTCCCAGTAATGATTACTGGAACACTCGGTTCTTCTGGTCGAATCACTATCGACGAGATGGACGCTACTAGCATTGCTAACGATAAGAAGTATTTAGGTATTACAGCCGAAGCCATCGCCTCTGGTGCTGATGGCAAAGTAATGTACTTCGGCAAAGTAAGCGGCCTTAACACAAGCTCCTATAGCGCTGGCGATCTGTTGTTCTTGGATACGTCCGTAGTAGGTGGCTTAACAGCTACTGAGCCAAACTCAGGTATTAAGCTGGGTGCGGCGTACGTTGTACATAGCCACGCCTCGGCGGGTGTCTTGATGGTTCGTCCATCCGCTAGCATAGGCCTGCATGATCTCCATGACGTTTTTGTGGACGCTCCGGGCACCGGAGAAATTATCCGCTACAACGCGACTAGCGGCCTTTGGGAAACCAAAACGCTGGCAGAAGCAGGTATCGCCACAACTACGAACTTTACCTCCACAGGTATCGACGATAACGCTAGCTCTACGGCTATCACGATTGACTCAAGCCAGAATACGACTTTTGCAGGAACCATTACCTCTGGCGACATAACTGTTGCTGACGCCACTCCATTTATACGATTGCAGGATTCTGATGGGACTAACCAGTACACCCAAGTTAGCAACATCAATGGCAATGGTTATATTGGGGCCAGAAACGATGCTGCTGATGCCTCTTTTTTGGTAGGTGGTTATGGTGGTGGTTCATTTAATGAGTTTGCTAGGTGGAATGATGCAGGACATTTAACTCAAAAAAACAACCTGATTGTACAAGGGGCGTTTACATCGTTAGGCATTGACGATAACGCCACAAGCACTGCGATTACGATTGATTCTAGTGAGAACGTAGGTATTGGCACTCTGAGTCCTGACGCTGATTTAGAAATTAGAAAAGATAATTCTTCTGGTTTAGGTGCGGTTTTGTCGCTGACAAATTCTAACAACAGTGGTAATACAGGCAACAGTGTTGCTATTGGTTTGTCTGCGTTTTCCCATACACCTATTGACAATGCTAGTTACAGAGGTGCAGTAATTAAAGGCGAGACAACCGCCTCTGGCAACGCCCACTCGTTAATTTTTGAGACTAGCGGCACAAGTTTAGTTCCCGCAGAAAGAATGAGGATTGATAGCTCTGGTCAGCTCATTCTTGCGGGCAACGGCGGTAGCACTACCAGCTCGCTTGATTTGTCTTATAACGGATCTACTAGGGAAGGCAACATACAAGCAGACTCAAGCGCAGGCAGTGCATTTTTAACTTTTGGAACGTCAGAATCTGGCTTAGTCACAGAGCGTATGCGTATTAGAGACAATGGACAGGTTTTGGTAGGTGGCACAGTCAATAGCCCTGCAAACGTCCGTA